ATAATTCAATACTATAGTTTGCAAAAGGCGGAGTAAATGTAGGATCAGTACTTATATTAATACTACCGTTTTTGTTTATTCTACAATATGTGTTTATATTTATTGCCATTTATTATAAATATTTTATTTTAATCACACCCATTATCACTTATTATTGTATTTCCTGATAATCCATAATAACCGACATTTACTGGGTCACTAATAGCAATATAAGTAGTTGGTATTGTTAATGCTAGGTCTGTGTATAGTGTGGAGCCTATACCTAGGACGGGGGATGCTGAATATATTAGGTATGTGTCAAATCTTTGTTCACATGCATCACCGTTAATATATACACTAAAAGCGTATGATTGCACAAACGGTTTTTCTTTTTTAATATTAGTTTTATTTACACCATCTATATTAAGTGTTCCATTAATTATAATTGCCATAACTTGTATTAATTATAAGACGTTGCTATCCAATATACTGGCCCAGTCAACGCTTGCGATGAGTTTGAATTTATTGTAAAACCGGTTGACGATTTTGATTGTATAGACCATACTCTTGGGTCTTCTCCTGTTACAGTTACCGAATATAGATTATTACTATATGCTGTTCCAAAAGTTATTGCCGATACTAATGGTGTTCCCGTAAAAGATACTACAGACGCAGATGCTGCTTTCAATGATTGTAGCGAACCGGTTATACCTGCTGATACGGTTAATGATCCTGTTATTTGGGTGTTAGTTTCTAATCGTATTAATGAACCACTACTATAAATCACCGATGAAGTCATATGATGTCCACCATCGCCTACGGCGGCATACCCTATATTGATTGGCAATTCACTTCCCATACCACTATTGTTCCTTGGGCCTACTAGAAATAGAGCACCATCATAAGTTGCTCCTGCTGGGTTACTGTATATCCATTGATCATTTTGGCTATCCCATAATATAGATCCCGTTTTACCCGTTGAGCCCGAATCGTAAACTGCTAATCCGCCAAAACGAACAGCCGGCGTTGATGTACTTACTCTAATTATATTTGTAGATATATCTAATTGAGAAGAAGTTACATATGTAATTGATGAACTACCAAGTACAGTTAAATTTTGGTTTATAATTAAACTACCACTTATTGTTTGTGTTGTTCCGCTACTTCCGGTTGTTAAAAATGAGCCAGTTTGTGAGTTCAATGTGTAAGCCGATAACATTGAACCAGTTTGTGTGTTTAATACGAAACTGCTAGTCTGCTGATTAGTTACAAATGAACCGGTTTGTGTATTTAATACAAATGAGCTTGTTTGGGAATTAGTTACATAGTTCGTAAGAGAGTTTGTAAATAACTTACCACTCGTCGAGTCAATAGTTATTACATCCGTAAAGTTATCAGCTTGTAGATTTCTAAAATAAATTGCTGTTCCTGAACCCGATACTACTAATGATCCTGTAATGTTTAATGACCCTGTAATATTTTGCGTACCAATAAAGGAATTTGAACCCGTTCTTGCAAATGAACTAGTCTGCGAATTAGTTACAAAGCTTGAAGTAGCTGAATTTGGTGTATATCCAAAAACACTTCCGCTAAATGAGCCGGTTATACCACCCGATACAATTAATCCGTTTGTGAAATTACCACTACCACTTACATCTAAAGTATATATTGGTTTTACTACATTTATACCAACCTTACCATTTGCTGAACCCGCATATGGATTCGTACCTATATTGGAATATGATCCCGTTGCGAATATAATACCACCTAAATTTATAGAGTCTCTCGCATCCTCAGGTAATGTTATGTTTGTACCAATTATGATATTATTAGAATTGATACCATTTCCTGTTATTCTTTTACCAACATAATATCCTATTAAAGTTGAATAACTTGCACTATATGCATTTTGTCCTGTATCGCGGCCAAAGAAATTTGAATTATTTGCATTTCCGGCTCCCAAACCTGCACCATATCCTAAAAAGTTTGATTGATGTGCGTTTGTCGCAGAGTTACCAGCTTGATACCCAATAAAATTAGACGTATATGAATTTATCGCAGTATCGCCGGCCGATGCTCCTAAAAAGATTGAATGATTACTATTTGTTGCACCAGCTCCTGCATTACTACCAAAAAATATACCCTGCGTGGTACTAAAATTAGAAGTTGCTGGATTTGTTGAATATAATGAAGTACCTGCTGTTGATATAGAACCAGTACCTCCACCACTACCAAATCCACTAGCTGCAGCTGATGCCGATATGAATGTTGGATTTATGTATGATGCCGTAGCAGCATACGAAGAACTTTCAACCAATATATGATATTTGGTATCGTAAGTTCTATTTTTTGATATTCCGTATAATCCTTTATTCATAGTTTATTATACTGCGGTATATGTACTACCTTCCAATGTTACAGATAATCCATCTCCGTTGTTTCCAAAAGAAGATTGATTTATTGCTATTTTATCAGTTTCATTTAATATTAGTCCACCTGTAAATGTCAATTGTGCATATGGTGGTGGGGTTGTTGCGGTTACCGATGTTGATGGAAACTTTACAACATCGTATATACTCCAAGCGTTATAGTCGGCCGCATATACCCATATGTATACTAACTTTTCTGATACCGTTGGCAAATTTGCAACGTCAGCCAATGCACGAATTGTAATCCTTTCTACCAATGTTCCTTCGGTAGCGGCTGCCTGAAATATAGTTAGTGGTAAATTATTTCCAATATCATTAACATTTAGTGCTCCAAAATTTCCCGTTTGGAAGTTTCTTGTCACAAGTACCGGTGTTGCTGTAAATACCGGTTGTTTGTTTATTGTTGATGGCATACTATGTAAAGTTTATATGATTAAATATATTGATTGTTGTAAATTTGGATTCTTCTAATTGTTCTGGTTTTATTGTTAATGATCCGCTTGCCCCTACGTTTATATCATCCACAGTTGCTGCTATACCTCCGCCTGCTGTCTGATAGTATAATTGGCCTGTCGATGTGTCAATACTTACTACGTTTGTTTGTACCGTATTTGATAAACTTGTAAATCCCACAGATCCGCTTACTTGAAAATTATATGTTGGACTTACTACGTTAATACCTACTTTACCATTTGCTGGCGTTGTTAGTGGGTTTCCAGTAGTGATTGCATAGGTGTTTCTAGCAAATATTACACCGCCTAAGTTAATTGCGTTGGCGGTTGTATTGGGTAAACTAATGTTTGTACCTATAATTATATTATTGCTACCTATCTCGTTTCCTGAAGTTCCCACTCCAGCTAAATATCCTATCAATGTTGAGTAGGATGCGCTTGTTGCTCCCACACCTGCATTAGTACCTATAAAGTTAGAGTACGCTGCATTTAGTGCGACAATACCGGCACCTTGACCTATAAAGTTTGAGAATGCAGCGTTTGTTGCTCCTTTTCCTGCACTGTCTCCTAAATAGACTGTATAATTGGCGAGGGTTGCTTGGTACCCGGATTGGGTTCCTATGTTAATTGCCGAAAACGGGGCAGCTTGGTATCCTGATTCATATCCTATGCAGATTGATGCATTTGCGTATGTTGCTCCAAACCCAGATCTACTTCCTATGAATATGCCATTAAGAGTACTAACTCCAGGTCCGGCCGGTATCGGGCCAGTGGTGTATAAACTACTACCTGTTACTGCAAATGGATATGATGATGATACTGCATTATTAGCCCAACTAGCAGTACCCTGCAAGCTTCCTGTGAAAGAAGTTGCGTTCACTGATCCAGATACAATTTGACTACCACTAAATGTATTGCTTCCCGTTGTTGCGAATGAACCTGTTTGTGTATTCCTTACAAATGAACTCGTTTGTGAGTTCAATACATATGGCGATAGCATTGAACCTGTTTGGCTATTAAGTATAAAACTAGCGGTAGCAGTATTAGGGACATATCCAAAAACACTTCCACTAAACGATCCCGTTATACCACCACTTACATTTAGTGAACCAGTTATACTTTGGCTACCAGATACTATTATCGTTCCAATTAAAGTTTGGGTATCATTTGTAGCATCTCCTAATTGATTTGAACCCGATGAATATATCACCGATGCCGTTTCGTATATTACTGAAAGATATTGTATTGATGCTGTACCCGTTACCGTTAGGTTTTGCATTGTCATTGAACCAGTCTGCGTACTCAACACATATGGTTGTAACATTGAACTTGTAATACTATTTAATACAAAACTAGCCGTTTGTGAATTTGTAACAAAGCTGCTTGTTTGTGAGTTTTGTACAAAGCTACTAGTTTGAGAATTGGTAACAAAGCTGCTTGTTTGAGCATTGGTAACAAATGAACTAGTTTGTGAGTTCAATGTATAAGGCGATAACATTGAACCGGTTTGTGAGTTTAATACGAAACTACTAGTCTGCGAATTGGTTACAAATGATGTGGTTGCTTCGTTTGGTACATATCCGGCTACACTACCACTAAATGAGCCGGTTATTCCTCCGGTTACTAATAGTGATCCCGTTATAACTGCTGAACCTGAGAATGGGAATCCCGCACCTGCTCCGGCGTTTAGTGCATATGATGCGGTTGTTGCAAATGATGCCGTTCCTAATAATGAACCTGTAATACCCCCACTTACATTTAGCTTATTATTAATCGTTACTCCTGAACTTGATATTATTAAAGTTGGATTATTATAATTACGATTTGTATAAATTTGAAGCGGTTTGTTTGCTTCCGTTCCTATATTTGCTTCACCGGTCGCATCTGCCCAACCGGCTAATGATGCTGTTGTTGTACTGTAAGTATCGTTATATATTCCAAAGGCCCAAGGTTCAGAATTAGCAGCGTGTACTTGTAATATAGTAGTTTGTCCTGATCCTGAAATTACTTGAGTTCCTCTAAATGTATTTGAGCCGGTTGTTGCTAGCGTAGATACATCGATATTCCCAACATCGCCTTTATCTCCTTTTGGCCCTACAGTTGCAATTTGAACCGTTGTGGTTTCGGCAGCAGATAGTGTAACGGTAGTTGCATCACCATCGTTTGTAATAGTAATGGTATTATCTTCGGTGGTTACATTTACCGAATTAGCATCCGTTGTTATTATGTTTAATTCATCTGCCATTATTATCTAGTTACTTCTCTACTTAATTTAATTGTACCTTGCAATAATCGGGTTACCAAACTGCCCGATTGGATTTCTATATCATAAAGTGCTGTTTCAAAATTAAGAGCGGAAGAACTTACAGCAGATATGTTTATTCCTATTGTTCCCGATACGGGACTGGTATTACCATTTGAACCACTAAAATTTAGACCAGTGCCATCGGCTGCCAATGAACTACTTAAATAAATGTAAGAAGTTGTAGTATTATCGGCATAATCAGGTCTTATCTGCATTCTGCCACCATATCCGCGTAAATCAATTGCACTACCACTAGCATCTTTATATGCCAATTCAAGTTTAACCGTAGTACCTTGCTCTATTGTAAAGTTATATTTTCCAGCTGCCATATTGAGTTTTATCTATAAATATGAATATTATAAAGTTATGAATTTACCAGTTATTACTAAATTATCAGTTGTATTGTAACTAGTTCCTCCTATGAATACCAATGATACCGTATTGTTTGAATATGTTGCCGTAAAGTTAGTACCTTGTGTTAATTTTGTACTATTTTTATATACGGCAATTTCATAGCCAACCGCATTTATTGTTAAGGTATTTGTTACACTTCCTGCTAATAATGCCGGGGCTGTTATAAGTTTTATACCATTTATTGTAAAGTTTGTTTGTCCGTTTGTACTTGCTACTTCCGTATATGTGGTATTTAATGCCAAATAATCAACAACATCTTTATTAGCATTGTAAGATAAAGGATTTAATAAGCTGGTTTCCATTCTACCATTTGCTGTTAAGTCGGTTTCAGTTGTAAATACTACACGTCCAACTCCAAACCCTTTTTTAGTCGTTTCTTCACCATCAAATCTTTCAGGAAGAAGATATGCTTTTACATTTATACTACATTCAACTCGATTGATTCTCTGATTGCCTTCATCCAATTCATTTATAACATTATAATCAGTTATAGTTGACATGAATTTATATTTAGTTTTATCACCCCAATATTCATCGGATGCCCAGTTTAGTGATTCAACTATTTTATTAACCTGCTCCGTATAACTTGCCCACCCCATACATTCATAAGTCACTTCTACATAATCCGGAACAGTTATATTATAAACTTCATATTTTGGTTGGTTCCCTGTTAGTAGATTAAATCGACTATAACGATTATCTTTTGACCATTTCGTTACACCCTGATATGATACATGTCTATTTAATACAGGTATTGCATCGTTTTTTGCAACACCGGAACGTCTTATCATAAAAATTGGTAATTGTATTTTTCCTTTTTGGTCTCTATATAATCCTTTTTCTCTCGCACCTTCCCACCTTTCCGAATTACCATACACAACCGGTATCTTTATAGAAATACCATTATCATCAAGTGTTGGTAAAACTACATCGGATAAATAACCAATTATTGCGGCATCAACATCATACAAAGATACACCTTGCTTCAAATCATTCTGCTCACGTTTTATTTGAGCTTCTCTATTTGGATTTCTTAACGGATTTTCTGCCATATTACTTTATTCTTTCTTCTATGTTAAGCATTGATTTACTAACCATAATGGTAGAGCAAACAATACTAAAATTATTTTTTGGAATGCCACCGGTATACTGAACTTCGGATGTGTTATCAATTTCATAATACGAATCATCAAAATAAATAACATCACCAACTTCTGGATATGAATTTTTTTCTTCACAAGCAAATCTGTCAAATCGGAACTCTATATTTTGTAATGTTTCCGAACCAAATCCTTCGTAATTAGTGGTTGTAGCTTCTTTGTTAATTAGGACATATAATTGTACACCAGGATACCAAGTTTTATTCATTGCTTCACCATAAAGGTTTATTTTGGTATCTACAAGATTTATCTTATATAGTACGCAAGTGTTTTGAACAACATCATCAACTACTTCACGTGCTATACTTTTAAAAAACGATACATCTCTGTCTGATATAAATTTTGGCATATTATCCTATGTATATTGTTAATGGTACTTTTTTCAACATTTCTTGATGATAGTCTGCTTCATTTTTTCTGATTTCAAATTGAGTTTTGCGGCTTAACTCCTCAAGGTTTTCACGAAGTTGAGTCATAAGCGCATCTTTTTCAACCTGAGCCTCACTTCTTAATGCAGCACCATCCAATGATACAGTTGCATCTGGAATTGGAATTTCATTATACTTTTCACGAATAGCACCTAACAATTCTTTTGCTAATGCAAGTGTGTATCTTCTTATCCATTGCTTTCCCACATCATTTATATTTGAGTACTGAATAAAATCATACTTTATATCCGAATAGTCCGATACTACATTTGATTTTACTATTGCCGAATTATTTTCAAAATCGGTTCTTTCAAAATAATCAAAATATATTGTTTTTATTGGACTTAATGTAGATGGCGCAGGGAATACGGTAAGCTTATTATTTACTATATTAAATGTAAATGCCGATTTACGAACGTGGTCATTAAATTCAATATGTTGCATTCTCAATACATCTTCAAATATTGGCATCATTAGGAATTGTGCAGCTGGCGAAAAGTTACCAAATCCCAACTCACTAATTAAATTCAATGTACCTTGTGCACCTACTGAATAAGGGTCAAAGAAACGAGTGATTGCTGGAATTGCTTCATAATAAACTTTGGTTACATCTCTTATTGTTGAACTATCTAATAAAGTTTTCGTAGTTGCATCATACGCACTTGTGGTTAAATCATAAGTCTGAGTACCTGGCGTTGTGTTTATATATGCTTTTTTATATGAAGTAGGTCCGCCAACTCCAGCCAAAGTACCATATGCCTGTGATAATCGGAATGTTTGTGGTAAGTTAGTACCATCAACTAATTTTTGAGAATAATTTGTACCAGCTTTTCTACCTTTGAGTGTATCAAGATTGTTTCTGATGTTAAATTGGTTTACTTGCGCCGAATACTCCGATACTGATTCTTCAAAGCAAGCGTAAAATTGTTCATCTATTAATTCAACATCTATAATTGGATAACCCAATCGTTTTGCACACCATACAGCTGTTCTTGGTCCATCGTTTTGAAAGTCCGAATCGGAATCATATAATGCGAATGGAGTTTTGCCTGATATTGTTGAGCCGCTTCCGGGCCATTTTAGATTGAAAGACATAGTTTTAGAATTATAGTTATTCTACTATAAATATAAAAATTATGAAAGATTTGAGTAATAGGCAAAATAAAAGGGAGAATTTCTTCTCCCTTCTAATTTATATTAATCTAAATACGATTAAATAGTGTTCATACCTTCAATTACAACCTTACCATAAAATTCTGGACGAACTATCTTCTTAGCGTAACGAGTCATAACGCCTCTACGCGGTGTGAAGTTAGTTGGGTCGTAAACCAACGGAGTCATAATTAACGGAACGTATGGAGCGTAAACAGCACCAGTCTCAAAGAAGTTACTTCCTTTGAAGCCCATTAAGATTACATTCTCAGTCATGTATGGGTTTTTGTAAACATCATAACGATTAGAGATTGCACCTACTTGAGATACACCTGCTGCGAATTGTAACGCATCTTTAGCTGGGTTAGCTGTAAATCCGTTCATTGATTCAAGAATAGTACATACGTTTGGAGAAGCAACTATAAAGTTTGCACCACCACGCATTGTTAATTGGTGAATCTTGTTAGAAACTTTTTGCAATTTAATACCCAAAGTCTGGAACCAAGTGTTCTTTTGGTATGCACTTGCTTGAGCCGTTTGTGAATCAAGACTAAATCCAGCACCATTCCACTCATATCCAAGACGAGCTGACCAGAAATCGGTAGTTAAAGCGTTTTGCTGTAACATCTCAAGAATTTCCAAATCAATTTCTAAAGCGATGTATTCACTCAACATTTGAGTTAATTCAGCTTCAGCATCAATTGAATGATATGCGTTCAAATCTTGTGCCAATTCCGGAGTCCAAATTGCTTTTAACTTACGAGTTTTAGCAACGATTGGTTCTGATTTCAATTCCAATTCAATTTCAGGAATTGCTAAGTTAGAACCTTTATCTTCAAAATCACCACGATTTTCAGCTTTTGGTTGAGTGTGGTAAACCATACTTGCTGTTACATTACCAGATGCGTAATTTGATGTAACACCTGTTGCTAAGAATACAACATTATTTCCAGATTTTACTGTGTACTGTGGTTGGATTGTACCATTTACAGCTGCAGCAGTTGATCCTGATGTGAATGAAGCTTCAAATGCTCTAACACCATTGAAATCGGCATCTGTCGGTAATGGAACAGTGAATGTTCTAGCCGTACCAGCTGCATAAGATGCAGATACTGTTTGGTTAGTAAGGTCATAAGCAATATCTCCTAATGATGCCGATGCAACAGTCACACCAAAAGATGATGTAGATGCGTTATTGATTGTATAACCAAAACGTCCTGCTCCGTAAAGACCACCTTCAGTAGCTTGAGTTGAACCAAGTTTGTTTCCAGCTGGAGATAAACTATCTTTACCTACAGTATTACTGTTACCAAACAAAGATGATCCAGTGAAATCAGGATTACCAGCTGGGTTAGAACCATATTTGAAATCCATATAGAAGATAAGACCTGAAGGTAAGTTCATCGGTTGTACAGAAACGAACTCTTTTGCAGCGATGCTACCAAAGATACGTCTTACCAACGGAAGAGCTACACCAGCCCATTCTTCTGAACCTGCTGAAGTACCTGTGCGGGTTGCTTCATCAAGTAATTGCTTAGCTTGGTTTTCAAGCATTACTGCCATACCATGCTTATTTGTTTCAGATCCTACTCCTTCAAGTAGACCTGTTCTTTCCCACTTGCCTTTCAAACCACGAGTTTGCTCTAGCATAATGCTTTGTGGGTTAGCACCTGTCATTAATTTTTTTAAGTCCATTTTAATTAGTTTTTTTTTTGTTTTGTTAAATTATTTGATAATACCTGCTAACTTTTTGAACCTGTCAGAGAAGTTGGTACTTTCTGCAATTACTTGCTTTTGTGCAGTTCCAGCTGGCTTAGTTGATTTAACAACTTTACTAGCAAATCCTTCTGTGATTGATTTTTTAGCTGATTTTTTAGTAGAGGGTACATGCTTTAGGTTTTCTGCTAATGTAGAATACACAAGCTTAACTTCTCTAACTGTTTTTGTTCTATCCAAAGTTTCAATGACTTTAACTTTTTGTTCGTTAGTCATATTGTGTGCTCTGAATAATTTGTTTGCGAATAACAATTTTGCGTTCAATAAGTTTACCTCATTGATAGTTGAACGAAGAGATATGATAGTCTTGTAAGCTTCATTTAATTCAGCTTTCATTTCTTCTTTATCTTCTTCAGCTTCATTTGTAGCTTCATCATCTTTCATGTCGCCTGTCATAGAAGCTTCCATTTCACGAAGGATTTCTTCCAAGTCGATTACATCTTCCTTGTCTTCTTCTTCGGTAGTCATAACAACCTTAGGGTCTTCACCTTTATCAGTTCCAGCTTCAGTACCATCAGAATAACCTTCCATAGTTGGTTCTTCTTCAGTTTCTTCTTCACCTAATTGAGATTCCAATTCACGAATGATAGATTCCAAATCCATATCATCTTCTTCTTCGGTTTCTTCGGTTTCATCTCCGGTGATTTCGTAGTCTTCACCATCATCTTCCATGTCTTCCATGCCTTCCATGTCTTCCATGCCTTCCATGTCATCTTCTTCGCTGTACATACCTTCTTCTTCGGTTTCATCACCTTCGAGTTCAGCTAGTCTAGCGCGAAGTTCAGCGATTTCAGTTTCCTTTTCATCTTCCATACCCATTCCCTCTTCTTCGTTAATGTCTTTTGTTTTTGTGTAGTCACTAACGATAGTAGATGAATTAGCAGAAGATTTTTTAATACCAACTGAAAGGTCGGTATCAGCATCTAATGATGGAGTTTTACCAGGGGTTTTGCCCATAGTATCAGCTGTACCAATGTCAGTTGAATCTAACTCTTCGTTTTGCATTTCTTCGTCATCATCTCCCATTTCAGCTTCTTGTCTCAATTTTTGAGAAAGAATTGATTGTAAGCGTGGCGTAAAAGCTTCTTCAAGAGCTATTTTTGCGTTTGCTAAAGCAGTTTCTTTAACGGCTTTGGCATCAGCGATTGCTTCTTTCAATAATTTTGAATTTGCCATTTTTGTTTAAAAATTAAATTTGTTCGTGAAGTTATTCTGGAGAACTCCAATAGAATTATGTTGATTGTTCGGTCACCACTTATAGAGAAGGGTATTCATTAATCAACTATTATAAAAAAAGATAGTCCTATATAGAATAGGACATTTGAGAATAAGTATATAAAAATAAACTAAAAGTAATAAAATTATGAATTTTTTTTAATTTTTATACTTTAAAATATATTTCTTCGTAATGAAGTACATCTAATAGATTTGTTGGGTCAATTATTTGTGCAGCGTTTAGTAAGTCAGAATATTCTGCTACTGATTTGGTTTGTCCTTCACGTAATTCTTGTAGGAAATCAAATGTTGCCAAATCGTGTTGGAATATTTTTTGTGAAGTTTCATTGTACTTTTCAAATAGGTCAAACTCCAATAGGTATGCTTTGTTTACTATATCAATTAATCCTGCAAATTGAATGTTTGGTTTTACGGATGGCATTGTTGGTGTTATATTCCAATCTACCATATAGTTTTGTAGAATTTCAGCGTGTCCTAATTCGTTTGCTGCTTCTGCTACAAAGAATGCCGCTGCGTTGTTATACCCAACTCCTTTACAAAAGTTTGCTGCGTTTCTATAAAAGAAGTGTGCTGTATATTCATCAAATAACCTTTCGTTTAACAATGCTACAGTGGCATTACCCAATACTTTCGGATTCATTGCTTTTGCCATTGTAAGTGCTTTAATATTCGTACCCATAACTTATTTTTATTTTATTTTTTTCTTAACATTTTGAAATCTTGTCCATCAAGCTTTCCGTTTTTATTCATATCAATTTTATGTTGGTCACCTTTAAGTCCAAGCCTTTCTTGCATTTGTTCTTCACTAATTTCTGCGATTTCAAAGTAACGTCCTAAAACGTGCCCCATATCTTCGTATAGTGCCTCAAGTCTTTCTTCTTGACTTCTAGCTTCAACTGCCTCTTTCTCAAACTTCTTTTGTAAGTTCTTTAGCTCCCCCATATTACGCTTGATTGTAACTCTATCAAACCAATCACCTGCCTCACGTAAAGTGTACTCCTGAGCCGCATCAGCAATTGCACCTAATGTCTCTGCTATATTACGAATATCTGATTTGCGAGTCATGCCCTCTCTATGTTGTCCGTAGGTAGATATGATTTCCAAAAAATGCTTTTTTAGTTCAGTTGGCATTTGTTGGTATTCTTCGGTTTCTTTTAATATATCCTTTAAACGTATCATAAATTATTTTTTAATATCCTTTGTACCAATTTTTATCTCCACCGTGATTTTTATCAAATGCTAATAAAAACGATTTTAATGCTTTTGCTTTTTCCAATGCTTTTGATTGGTCACCACCACTAAGATATACTCGTTTTATTTGTGCCTCCAATTTACCACTGCGAATATCATCCACTTTGAAACTATCTCTTGGAAACATACTTGCAAATTTGAAAACATCTTCCGAAGTTAATCCAGATGCTTTTACATCTTTCATAGCTGATTGGATTTCCTTTTCATCTTCGTATGTAGATTCCGCATTCTTCTTCATAAACTTAACAGCGCTTGCTAACTTTGAATTTGCTGCGAAGGCTTCGGATAATAAATCTTTTAGTTTCATTTATTTGCGTTTTTTGTTCTCACCCATAAAATCGTGGTCATCGTTTCCGGTCTTTTGACGTTTAACAACATCGTACTTTTTAAGTTTTAATACGGCCTGGTTTAATTCTGATGTTGTGATTCCCATTGAATCCATCACTCTGGCTATTACTGCTTGCTCTTTCTTTTTTGGAAGATTATAGGATTTGATTGTTTGTACCAATCTTTCTAAAAAGCGTTCTACCTTTGATGGTAATGCTACATCCATATCTTGTAAAGCTTCATTTTGCTTTGGCTTTTGATTAGCCGGTATTAGATTTATTAATTTTGCCATTTTACTTTTTATTATAAATATATTAATTTAAATCAATTAGGATTTCTCTCATTAAGTCGTGTGAGCGACACCATTTGCCACATTCATCTGCTATTTTCTGCCATTGCTTGCTTTCGTTCATCGGTGCCATAAATGCCCCATGCGTTGAGGGGTTTGAAACGAAGTCCCAGCCTACTAATTCAAAATCTTCCTGCACCATTACAGTGCCATCATTCATTTCTTTTACAGAACCAAGTCCTCTACTACTAATACCCAATCGGATATTATTTTTTAGAAGTTCTCTTAGTATATTTCCAGATGGAGTTGAAAGTATCTCCACAGTACCACATACATCATCACCTTCCCAATAGATTTCTCTAATATTATGAGAAACATTTTTAAGATTGATTACAGGTGAATCGGGGTGGTCAAGCTCTCCCAAAGCACGTCTTTCTTTAATAAGTTGTTCGTATTTCTGACATTCTCTTTTAAGAATTTCTTTTGGGTATCTACGATTATTTTGATTTGGTGCACCTGCTCTTTGCAAAATACCCTTAACAAGAAAAGTTCCATTTTCTTCTTCACGTATCTTTGCTTCAAAAAGGTGTGTTTCTATTAAGAGTCCTTTGTTCATTACTTTATATCGTTTTTAACTTTTGTTGCAATATTATTCATTAAAGATGAATTGTTCCATGCATTTGAAATAGTTTTAATCAAACTATCTTCAAAATCTTTTTTATATTTCTTATCAATATTATTATCTTTAATTTCTGTGTCTATTGCAGATTGGATAAAACTCATTTTTATTATTTTAGTGGCCGTTGGTTTATCCATACCTTTTTTTGGGTCAATAAGTTTTCCAGCATCTTGCAAAAATTTATCATTCTTAGATACTTTATCAAATATGTTTGCTATATTTTCTTTTTTAACATTATCAGATGTAGATTGAAAATAATCAACTACATTTGTTGCAATTTTTATAAAGAATATACCTACTATTTTGATAATAAGTACCACAAACATTAAGCTTAATACCCCTGTAAAAATATCTTCATTCAATTTACCTTTTTTTTTAGAATCTATAAGTTTACCTTCTGATTTTGCCGTATATGCTTTATCTACAGCACTAAAGAATTTCTTTTTTTCTTCATCGCTCATAGAGTTTATATCTTTACCACTTCTATCAAGCATTGTCTTAAACAATTGCTGATAATCTTGTTCTTCTTTATAAACTTGCTTTGCTATTTCTTTTATTTCTGCTTTAGTCATTATTCGGATATTTTACGAATTTTTTGTTCTAATTTCATTAACCTCTCTTTGATACTATAAATATTCTTATTTGTACGTTTCCAAAAAGTTTCATTAGTAACTCCATTTTCTTGCTTCAGGCGGCCGTACCAATTAAGGAATTTTTCCATTTCAGCAAGTTGTTTATTTATGTTTGAAATACCCCTATTAATTTTTACATTAGCCGGTACTTCTTCATTTTTTAATTCTAACCAGCGATTTTCATTTACCGGAGTATATCCAGTCAAATCCGCCTGCTTCTTTGCTTTGGCTTTTTCGTTTTCAGGCTTTCCGAATGCGAATGGAGTACCATACCCATCTACGTTGCCCGTTACATTCATTTCCTTCATCATTTTTTCACGAATCATAGAACGAATACGCTCTTTAAGCTTTTGAACTTGCTCTTCTTTTTTATCCGGCAATCCTTTGTGATTTGTAGATGCGAAATCCTTAACATCGCCCGGTTTCATATCCTTTGCCATATCTTGTGCTTGTTTACTAAAATCTTTTGGGTCTGCATCTCCCTTTTGCATAGCATGAACGATTCCCATTAATTTTTGTTGTGATTTTGAAGTTGCTGGCATAGATTATTATTTTTAAGCTAAAACGTATACCGTTCCTGCTGTTACTGATACATTGGTTACATAACAAGGAAATGGTATTCCCGGTGTTATGTGTGCCAAACTCATAGTTGTATATGAACCAGTAGCGTAGTACCTTCTTTCTAATTGTAAAGTACCAGTCGAACCGGTTACCGTAAGTATTCCCCATGCATTTGGTAAACTACCAGATTGGCCGTTGGTTAGTTGTAGTACATTATTTGTTCTAAAATTAGACATATTATTTGGTTTTATCTTTTAATTCTTTCAGTAATTCATAAGTCATCATCAATGCTGATAAATGCTCTTCCTTAATACGTTTTACCGATTTAACTTTTTTTATGTTTGCGATTGTTTCCGCTAATTTAATTTTTGTAACTTTATCATTTATCTTTCCACCGATTTGTCTTAATTCGGTTGATAGTTTAGTAACTTCTTCGGAGATGTATTTATTTAATTTACCTGTATCGTTTATGTTATTAATATATTCTCTTAATAAGTCCTTTTGACCTGGTGTAAGATTTTTATATTTTTTATTAAATGATTCTACTAATAATTTGTAAGTTATTGCACGAAGGTCATCATCTTGCTTACGATATTCTTCCAATACGGCATCTTTAATCTTTACATCTTTATTTTGAATAGATGAATTGATTATATTTTCTGCAATTGTGAAACGGGCATTTACAATATCAGTAGGCTCATATTGTTCGTTAGATGTGGTTACTTCAAATATCTTATAAATAGAAGCCAGTGCTTTATAGTTTGATACGGGTGATTTTATAAATTCTTCCAAACCATATTGCTCCTTAATTACTTTAATTAGGTTGTATTTTTCCTTTGTAAGTTTTGTTTCATCCAATCTTTTACGGGCTTCACATACGGTATCAATGAATTTTTCGGCTTTAGATTCCGAATTATATTTTTCATTAATAAGATATTGATAGAGTTTCAACTCTTTTGATAATTCCTTTTTAGAATTAAAATGTTCTTTAAGGATTCGTTCTGCAACCGATTTATTAGCAGACATAATCTCAGATGTGATTTGTCTTACCAATAGTTCAAATATAAAGCCAGTATTCTTAAATTTAGAATGCTTAATTTTCTTCATCAAAATATATTTTGTCAGATATAAATATATGTTTTCTTTTAGTTTAGTATAAATATGTCAAAATTGTTTTATATCCTATTCCGACTTATCATAAAATGTTCTTGTTTCAAAATCAAAATATGGGTTATTCATTACTTCTATCAATATTTCTTCAATTAACAATTCATTTTCACCCACATACACATCTACCAATGTAGAGTATAAAAATTGTCCTGTGTTTTTATCTATTATTGTTTTCATTAGTTTGTTATACAAATTCCACGATGATATAATGAGTCCGATCCCGATTGTAACAAGCCTGCTATTAATATATAATTATTGACGGCCGGGTTGAATGTATAAGCTCCGATGGCATTTGAATGGTTTGCATAATCCGATGCCTGTTCATTGTTAGCATTCCAACCAATTATTTGGCTACCTGTGATTGCAAAGGTTCTAGTAATATTTGTATACTGATTTGCAGCTGAAAATACTTGTCCTGCAATCTTTGTGGCGGCCGGACTAGTTAATGAGGCGGATGTATTAATATATATAAAGCAAGAACCCGTTCCTGCCAATCCAGTATGCTGAAACATACATGATTGTATTTTTAAAAAGCCAGTTGTTGAGTATGTGTTAGCAGGTATTAAATAACTTCTAATTAACCCTACAGTAGTTTGTGCACCTGCTCCAGTCAAAGCCGAAGATAATGATGGGTCTTCAACTACATTTCTTATTACATTATAACCATTATTAGTTAATGAACCGGTTACACCCAAACCACTTCCACTTACCAATACGCTTCCCGTTACCGTTAAACTTCCACTTATTAAAGCACTGCCTGTAAACGGAAACCCCGCAGCTGCTCCTACCGGTTGCCATGTGGCGTTACCATTTGAATCGGTTACCAAAGAATAACCATTTATTTTAGATGGTAAATCAAATTTTACACTTGTTGCACCAGATACTATTAAACTTCCCGTTACCGTTAAATCGTTTCTATAATTACCTGTACCATTTACATCTAATTTATATCCAGGCGTTGTTGTTCCTATACCTATGTTACTATTAGCTTTAATGTAAAGCGCAGTATCCAATGTAGAGGAACCGTTTCTTACTTGAATAAAGAAATCACCATTATAAAGACCTGTACCGTTTGTTGTTGATATTAATTTAGATCCTAACCTAGCTATAGCAGTAGGGCCGGAACCATGTGATAATGATATAAGAGAGTATGTATTAAGTGCTGTTGATCTATTATATGTTCCTATTGTGGCCCCTAATGTAGTATCTGTTAAATCGGTTTGAGTATCAAGTGTTGTTACTCGTAGTACATTGGTACTAACATTGCTCCCACTTACTTCTAATTTAGTATCAGGACTATTTACTCCTATACCTACTCTATTATTATTTCCATCAACGAATAGTGTATTAGAATCAATGTTTAGAGTTCCAGTACCGGTACCTAATGTAATTGTATTAGCATTTAATGTGATGGTATCTGTTGTAGCATCTCCTAATATTACATTACCGGAAACAATTAGGCTACCACTCACATCCAAATCGGTTGTAGGTAGTTTACCTATACCAACCTTTCCTTCAAAATAATTTATATCGTTTGAACCCGATTGATAAAATCCATATGCTTTAGTTACATAACTCTTTGATAATGGTGCCGAATAAAATCCGTAAACATTATTAATACGAGATGTTGAAAATGATTGAGTTTCTAATGTTGAATAATAATTTGTTAAATTATCAATAGATGTACTTACAAAATATTTTAAACCACCGGCCGTGTAAAACATAAACTTTTCTGCAGAGCTTCCTGAAGCGGCATATATATCAAATGTACCACCATAAATTGCATACTGTCCATTATACCGTTTTATATTAGTTCCGGCATCAAATTCTGGCCATGTGTCCAGTATAGATACCATTCCATAATTTGTAGAATTTAGAGTATATCCACTATTATAAGTTGTTAGAGCTCCATTCGATCCTGATACACCAATCCCAATTAGTGATGTCATTCCTGTTTTTCTAGTATCCCAATTTGTGGCCGCTATATTATAAGTTTGCCCAGGAGCCAATTCTATTTGATTTTGAAATGCAACGGCCTGGTTTCTATATGTTGATAAATTTGTAACACTACTACTTCCGTAAAATGAACGTACCCATCTTGCCATAGTATCTGTAATCCAGCTACTAGTAGTAGGATTGTTGTAATAATTTATTGAATCAAATCGTGAACCAGTATTACTAGCCCAAGTTGGAAACGGAGCCGTACCTAATTTTAAATAGTCTGATATTGTTAAACTGCCTGTTATTATTTGGGTTAAATTATTGCTGCCGGTGGTAATAAATTTATTTGTATCAATGTTAGCCGTTCCTCCACCTATTGCAGATGATGCGGTATAATATAATTGCCCACTTGCCGAATTATATGTTACAACCCATTGTTGAGATTCAGTTGTTAGGTTTGTAAAATTAACAGAACCTGTAGTAATTAAACTACCACTTATTGTTTGATTACCAATAAATGTATTTGAACCAGTAATAGCAAATGAACCGGTTTTAGAATTTAATACAAATTGAGTTACATCAACCGAACCGGCTCCAACTGCGGAAGATGCGGTATAATATAATTGGCCGGTTGCAGTGTTTACCATTAAAACATTTGTAGCATTGCCTACCGATGGTGTTACTCCCAATAATTTAGTAACTCCGGTAACATTTAAACCACTTCCCAAACTTACATCTCCGGTAATTGTTGTAGTTCCTGCTACATATAATTTAGATGAGCCAGGAGTAATAGTTCCTATACCAACATTACTTCCATCTTGATATATAATACTATTATTTAGAGAAGTACCGGTATTCCATTTTGATATATAGCCTGCTGTACCTGCTCCGGATGTGCCAGTTACATTACTACCACTACCAAACGATGATGTAGACATAAATCCAACTTTACCCGTTGTTGGATCAAATGATAATCCATAAGTAGTGGTTTGTGAATTTATTCCACTAAGTATTAATCCATTTTTTATTTGTAATTCGTTTGCCATTTAATATAAGTATAGTTTTTTAAAATCCATAAACTCTTCTATAAATATTATAGTTGTTTTGAATTTCTGATGCTGATAACACTCTATTATACATTCTAATAAGATATACACTACCGGTTGAGTAGTAACCATTTCCAGCTGCTTTCATAATATGTAATGAATATTGAGTATTTGATATATTACTATCACCCAGTTGCAACCCATATTCATTAAATCTAGTTTGTCCTAAGCTATATGATATAGTTGTTGTTAATCTTGAGTTTTTATATAAACTACCTGTAACCAAATCCATATTAACCGGTCCACGTTTAATAGTATATGCCTGATGTGTTATCTGGTCTCTTAATGGCCTATTTGTATCATCGGCTCCAAATTGTGCTGTATTACTATTAGGTCGATTCCCATTATCTTGAAAATACGTTTGATTAAGCACTCCTAAACTATAGCCGGCCGTATATAGTGAACCTACGAAGTGGAATGCTCCGTGATTATTACTTAATATACCACCATATTGATTGTATTGAGTTGGAAAATTTGCAACATATTCTATTGTAAAACTTCCCGTACCAAAATCACCAATAGTGGTATTATTTGCCGTTGCATATTGATTACCGCCTAAGTAATTAAATTTTAAACAAGAACCACTAATTGTAGGCGACCCTTGTAAATTAAAATGATTACCATATCCAGATATATCAAACCAAATATTTCCTGTTCCAGGATAACTTCCTCGATTAGATACATCAAGATTTAATATTAAATTATCTCCAATTATACTGCCATTTTGTACCGTACTCCTTGCCATATTAATTTATTTATAGTCCGAAACGTCCTTTTAGTGCTTCATAATTTTGTTGTATTTGTATATCTGATAATTCTATATTATAATATTGTAGTGAATTAATATATCCCATAAATGCACCATGTCCTGATCCGGCTCCAATATACATCTTTGTTAAATCTGTATTTGTTCCATCTACATTTCCAGTTGTTGTTGTGGTGTTAATTCCATTCTTATACATTTTCATAATACCAGTATTAGAATTATAAGTAACTGCAAAATGATACCATTCATTTGTAGGATAATTGAATCCATCACTAGCTACAAATCCTCCAGTTGTATTAAAAAAATACATTCTACCAGATGACCCATAATTAAGAGCTATTCCCCATCCTGTATTGCCATTACGAGTTCCTGTAATTCCTCTAATTGTTGTACTATCTGTTGATTTTATAAAACCCGATATTGTTTTAGTTCCATTATCTATTACATAGTTATTATATGGCGATGCGTAGTGTTGAGTTCCATCAAAATATAATCCATTAGAAGAATATGTTGGTATGGTAGTTGTACCAAATAATATAAAATTATTTTTATACACACTTAAATCACTCCAAACTCTAGCACCATTGTACGCGTAACTTTTTGGATTTGAAGCATCTAAATGTAATACCAATGAATCCGTTACTATTTTACTTCGTATTTGTCCTGACATGTTATATTCCGTATTTACCTCTAATTGAATTGTAGTTATTAAGTATTTCCAGTTGAGATAATTCTTTAGTATAAAGTCTTACAAAGTATAAATTACCTTGTAAATATGTACCTGTTCCTGGACCAAGCATTAATAAAATATTATTTGAATTATTTACAGATCCTGGAATTGTTGCATTATAATTTGAATAATTATATTGAGCAGTACTTCTTAATACGCCATTTTTATATAATTTTCCAACCATAGTAGTTCCATTATTATTTAATGTTTGTATAATATGCTGCCTTTCGTTTGCGACAACTATACCACTAGTAAAATTTTGAACCCCAGTAGTATTTACTGCTCCATTTGGCGGGGATGGTGTGCCCGTTTGTATATTATCTTGTATCGTAAACTGTGTAGCTCCGATTCTGTGTATATATCCTGCGTACCCACCAGCACCAAGAGAAACTACAGCTCCCCTTTTTGCGATTATAGTTGAATATGTTGTTGTGGTAGTATAATCCACAATATACTCTATTGTAAAATTTCCGGTACCAAAGTTACCGCATGTCGTATTTTGGCAGTTGGCGTATTGATTACTACCATTAAATGAAAATCCAATTCCATTATTAGTTGGTGAATTTTGTAAATTAAAGTGATTAGAACGTCCAGATATATCAAACCAAACATTACCCGATCCGGGATAACTAATTGGATTTGATGCATCTAAATACAAAGCCAAATCATTTAATATAGATTGTCCACCAAATTTGAATCCCATAAATTATATACTTCTTATTATTGTTTTAATAAACCATGAGTTAGATGGTACTTCTATATTTAAATTCATATATCCACTCGAATCAACTACTACCGAAAATATAGAACCCGATGTATTCCCAAAATCAGCGGTGGCCGTTTCAGTATAATTTACCGAGCTTCCACTCCAAATTGCTACAATCTGCCCTGCTCTAGAATGAGAACCACTTCTCAACGTATAATCATAAAACGCACCATCATATGATGCAGTTTGTAAACTATATATCGTATTTTGTGAACCCGAATTTGCTACAATTTGATTTGTAGTATATAAAGCTTGTATTGGGTATATACCAATTTTAGTTGTACTATCCGAAAATACTTCAAATATAGGAAGGCCGGAATCATTATTTACTGAAAATAGTGAACCGGATGTACTATCCGAAACCAAAAACATATCTCCAAGAGAACCTTGTACTCTAAATAAAGGGTTTACAGATCCCGAACCAATTACATTCAATACATTATCCGTAGAAGATGATATTGATTGTGAGCCAGTTATTATTAAGCTACCAGATATTCTTTCAAGCCCGATAACATTTAAACTACCCGTAAACACAGTTGAGCCCGATAAAAATAAATTTCCAGATACCAATAATGAACCGGTTATCGTATGCGTATCACCAATAGCATTTCCCATCTTTATACCGCTTGGTAACACTTGAAATTCCGTACTACCGGTAGTTACCACAAATGCCCCAGATACAGTAAGCCCATTGGTATAATTACCACTGCCACTAACATCTAATGTATATTGTGGATTAGTCGTTCTAATACCTAATAAACTTCCGGTTTGATATATTGAACTAGTTGATAACGTAGTTGCTGCGTTCCATAATGGTATATAATTTACAACACCACCTTGTACATTTGATGCGGTTAGTGCGAATGAAGCGCTTGTTGCTAAATTGCCACTAACAAATATTGAACCCGTTACATATGAAGATGATATTGAATTGTTTGCCCAACTAGATGTTCCAAATAGAGAACCGGTAATACTTCCACTAACATTTATACTCCCCGTTACAGTCAGTGTCGGAGTAGAGCCGCTTAACAATAAAGAGCCGGTTATTACTGCTGAACCAGAGAATGGAAATCCTGCACCAGTCCCACTACCTCCACCAATACCATTTGATGCAGTATAGTATAACTGACCGCTCGCTGTATCATATAATAAAACATTTGTTACCGTACTACTGGTTGGTAGATTTCGGAATATAATACTACCCGTTGCCGTTTCAATTGCTATGTGATTAGTATTTACTGATGCGGAAATTGTGGGATTATAATAAATACCACGAAGCATAGTTGCATTGCTAGTTACATTTATATGCGGGTCTATTAGTAATGTACTTCCGGTAAAAAATGTCTGGTCTGGGCTATTCCATCCCATATTTATATTTACTATGGATGCACCGTTTTCATCCCAATCTCTTTTATTTCCAAATCCGTTAATACCCCTAAATACCCATTTATGTTTAGGGTCTGATCCTGTTGCTTCTAAAAAGTGAGTATTTCCCTGACTACCTGATGGTCGCCATATTCCAACATAGTTTTCATTATTGCTAGAACTTACCGATGATATTTGAAAAGATGGTGTACCAATATTTCCACTAACATATAATTTGAAATTAGTGTTTGGATTTGTAGTAGTACCTATTAATACATTTGAACTCGCTTCATATAAAGAACTAGTACTTAATGAATTTTCGGTTTTCCAAATTGGTATATAATTTTGTATACCACCGGTTACATTTGAAGCAGTTAAATATGTAGAACCTGTTACAGCCAAGCTACCTGATATATTTACCGACCCTATTAGTGTTTGTACATCATCCACAGTATCACCAAACGTATTTGAACCAGTCGCTGTTATGGTTGATGATGTTACATATGTAGTTGAAAAATAATAAAATGATGCGGATCCAAGTACAGTCAAATTTTCCATCACATTTAAACTACCGGAAACCGTTTGTAATCCACTAAATATATTTGAACCCGATGTTAATAAACTACCTGTTACTGTTGTATTTCCTATAAATGTATTTGACCCGGTTGAATTTATACTACCTGTTATGGTATAATTTCCGATATGATTATTTGAACCCGTTAGATTTATACTATTTGTTACATAAAGTCCATTTGAAATATTTGCTGTTCCATTTACTTCTAAATTATAATTTGTTGGGTATATGTTTATGCCAATTCTGCCATTTTGAACTGGATTTTTATTTGGATTATTTTGAGTATCTAATGAAAAATAAGAACCACTACCAAATAGTATTCCGCCTAAATTTATAGAATTAGCATATCCATTTGGTAATGTAATATTAGTACCAATTACGATATTATTAGATCCCATAGGAGATTCTGCTAATGGTAAATTTGTACCTACATTAAAACCTATTAAAACAGAATTACTAACATTGGTCTGTCCATAACCAGCTCTCCTACCTAAAAATATTGAATCACTCGATAGACCGGATATTGCACCAGCTTCTCTACCTATAAATACCGAATTATTTGCTTGACTTCGATATCCGGCTCTGTATAAACCTAAGAATGACAAAACAACATTTCTACTTTCTCGACCGGCTTCATTGCCTAAAAACACATTAAAGCTAGATCCCGTTTCCTCTACAACTTGATGGCCGCTGCGATATCCAAGTATAATGGATGATGTATAATATCCACGCAATGCCGCACCTTCTCCTACAATAAAATTATTACTGATGGATGTTATCGGTAAAGTCACATTGCCTACTCCTATATTTGAATAATGCGAATATATACTACTACCCGTTACATTAAATGGATATGATGATGATGCTAAATTTCCAAATCCGACAACACCCAATGCCAATGATGCTGTTAATGCGTATGATGCGGTAGTTGAAAAAGATGCCGTACCAACGCTCATTGAACTTGTTTGTGTATTAGTTATAAAACTACCCGTTTGTGTTACTAATAAAAAACTTGATGTTTGAGTGTTGGTTATAAAACTACCCGTTTGTGTTACTAATAAAAAACTTGATGTTTGAGTGTTGGTTATAAAACTCGATGTTTGATTATTAGTTATAAAACTTGATGTCTGGTCATTAGTTAGAAAACTACTCGTTTGTGAGTTTAATAGATATGGGGCCAGCATTGCTACCGTATCAACTATGGGTAAATACGGACTTAACATTGAGGCCGTATCACCTTGCAATAAGTAACCGGGAGCATTTAGTGCTACGGATGCCGTTAGTATTGAGTTGAAACCATATGGGCCAAATACATTTGATGATAGTATATAGGATGCGGTGGCCGCTGATGTCGATGTGTTTGAATATGATGCCGATTGTACGTTTCCGGTAGTTTGTGCAAATTGAGCATAAGAGCTTGTTAATGCATATGAACTACTAATATTGAGATTATTAGCATAGATGTTACCATTTAAGATAATATCACCGGATATAGCCTGATTAAGTGGTACTAATGTCAGTATGGTAGAACCACTACCAATTTGAATGGCGTTAATGTTTTTATTGAGATAAAACTCACCATCATTCAATGAGCCAACATCAACCCCGCCACGTTTGATTTTTAATATACCTGACATGCAATTACTGATTTAGTATAAATATCTTTAAATACTAAATTAGTAATTTGATATTTAGGAAGTGATAATTTTCTTTTTATTACCATTCATATCATTAAATATTTCTTGATAATTTTTTTTATGTTTATTATAGGTTGAGTACCCTTCTTTTCTTTTTAAGGTTTTAATACCTAGCGGGTCGCGACCCATAGGGTGGTCATCTTTACCATATCTTACTGGGTCTTTTGGCCTTCCTACTTTACCATCTTCTTCTAATTCTTCTTTTATTTTTTGTATTTCTTCTTCTACATTTGTTTGCCCCTCTTGCCCGGTTTGGTCCGCCGGGTCTACTCCTTGCGTTTCTATTGAAGTTAGTCGGAATGCCTGCTTTGTATCTTCTAATATAGCAAGGGTTTGTTCATCTTGTTCATCTTTTGCCATACTCATAATAGCCTCATACATCCATTCTTTTGAGAACATTTTTGTTTGCTGCATTGAAGATATAAGTTGTACTTTCGTTGTATATAATTCTACCTTTTCTTGCTCATATATTTTAGAAGGTGTAGTTAGTTCAATGGTAAAATCAGTAAGTTTATCATCTTCAATTCCTTGAGCATATAAATGAATAATAGCAATTTTTGTAAGTTCGGAAATTAGGACTCTTTGTACTCTTTCTACGGTTTTTGCAAATCGTGAATCTAAAGCTGCTAATGTAGATTTACCACCTGTATCTTCTTCGTAATTTAAATAAGCTTTTGGAATTTTAAGAGAAGCCATTAATTTATTTTTAAGATAATTAATATCTTCAATCATATTATATTCCAATCCTTTAAGAGTATCTATTGAAGTTCCACTATCACTACCACGCACTGGCATGTAGTAATCTTCAATCATATTTTGAACATTAAACTTTAAGTTATATTCGCCAGTTTTTTCATCAACAAATGGTACTTTTTTAGAACTATTGATGATACGTTGCATGTAGTTATCTACTTCATTTGGTGGAATATTACCGACATCAATTTTGAAAATACGTTTTTCGGGAGCTCTCATTACTCTATGTAGAATCATAGCATCTTCCATAAGTTGTACTTGCTTCCAAACACGACGTCCACCTTCAATCATTGATTTACCATATGGAAGAAAATTAGAATCGGAGTTTAGACGAAAATGTGCTATCTCATAATTCTCAAATTCTTTTTTTGTAGTTTGTCCATATGCTCCTAATGGATTTTGATATGGTGCGTATACAAATTTAACACGTTGTGGATTTATTGGGTCAAAGTTTTCAACACGAGTTATTTCATATGGTGAGTATGGAAATACATTTACAATACCAATTTTTTCAGACATTTCCAATTGTAGAAAGAAATCACCATATTTAACGAGGTTACGTGTCCAAGGCCATAGATTAAATTCTACATTTAATATATCGTAAAAAAGATTTTCAAGTATTTGTTTTACATTATCGTCCGGATGATGTATTTTTAATACATTACCTTGCTCATTTTGTGCCGTACATTCATCTGCGTAAATATCCAAAGCAGAGGATAGGATTGGGTCTTGGTCCATTGAATCGTAATCTCTAAAAAGGTCAATACGAACTTGTTGATATGCTAGAGATGAGTCAATTTGTCCTGATGCGTAGTTTGTAACTTTTAATTTCATAAACCTATCAACTAGGTTTGTGGTCATATTTTGATACTCATCCGTATCAATTACTTTTGTACCTGTAGCAGTTTTACGAACTATTGTATTAGTTGAAAATAACCGTTGTAACCTACTATATATTGATTTATCTGCCATATTAATATTTTAATTCTAAAGATATATAAAAAAATTGGTATTACCAAGTTCTGCATGCCCAATATCTTGCTTTCCATCTTGGACCTGGACTATCACAATTATGCCTTGCTCTAAAATTCTTTCTTCTTTCTGGGTTATTCTTTTTAATAACCATTCGTTTTCCGCCAGCTGATTTTCCGCCAAATCCAAAGTTTACTTTTACAACATTTCCTTTATCATTCTTTACATACACTTTGAATTTCTTAACATCGCCTTGCATTATTTTACCAAGCTTAACATTTCTTCCCTGATATTCTGCTTCCAATAAACAAGGACAAGTTGCTTCAGAAAGTAATTGGTTATAACCTTTCATAAATTTTACAAAATCTCTCATTTCTTCCAATGTTTCAACATCGTATTCTTCTATTGATTCATCGCAATCACAATTGCCTTCTTTAATTTGTTGTTCACTACAACCACAATCGGATTCATTCATTTCTCTATATCCCATAGATGTACTTTGATATGGTGGTGGCTCCATTTCCCAACAGTTTCCGTTTTCATCACAATTAAGTTCCATTGTATTTTCACCCAATTGTTTTGCCATAGCGTTTACTATTTTATCAGTTACCGCATGCTTTTCATCGTTAAATGCGTTAAGTATAGCACGATACATTTGCTGTCCACCTTTAATACGCTTCTTTTCTATTTTTAGTTTCCTACCATTTTTTAATGTTACTAAAATATAATCTGGGTTTACGTTTTCTTCCCAATCAGTATATACATTAGATGCTTCATTTATAGGTACACAATTCGGCACCATTTTACCATTTTTCATTTTACCACCTACATTTTTATATCCATCCCAACAATCTTCATTCATATATTCTTTAATATTAGATGAAATTATTTTTTCAAGTTTATTATCATCGGAATCGGTTGTATTTTTTCCTGAAATGGATAGTGTATAAGAATTATCTCCTCTACTTTTAACCAAACTAATAGTATACTTTGGAAATTCTTTTTTTAATGATTCAACATCTTTTTCTATTTTTGGAGTTAATTTTTTAATAAAGTGTTGGCTTGAAAATGAACTTCCTTCATTTAAACTTTCATTACATTTACGCCAACCACCACCTTTCTCTTTATAATTTTTTGCTGCCCACCCATTTGCGTATGCTGATGGGTAAACATCAAATTTAGATTTAGCTGCTGCTTTAGATGCTGCCCATTTTGCTTTATCGGTTGGGCAATTTTTCTCTAAAAAGAGGTTTAGTTTTTCTTCAATCTTCATAGTTTCATTTTTTTTCTTTCCTTGGCAATGTGCTTTTTGAGAGAAACCTTTTGGATTATTACAATCTATACTATTTTTATATTTTTGAGTCCAGCCTTCATTTTTTTTATCAGTAGAAACATATATTGGAGTCTTTCCTTGTCCACTACTACTTTTACCACCTCTATCTGCTTTATTTTGTGCTGCACGTTTTCTTCTAGTAGCACTTTCTTTTTCTTTCTTACTCATTCCGGCTGCTTTTGCCGCAGGAACGCATTTTGCATATCCACTTTTTTTACCCGAAGTTCCACATGGCGGGTGCTTACCATCAACTTTTTTTCCTATATTTACCCACTTTTCTTTAAACCACTTATTTAAATCTTCATTAACAGGTGTGTTATCATTTCCGCATTTGTGGCAAAGATATGGATTTGTTTCACCATCATAGGTGCCATCTTCTATTGCCCAATTCCAGCCACATTCATCACAAATTACCCGGCCGCCTTCAATTTTTTCGTTTAATATATCTTTTAGGTTTATCATTCAACATATAAATATAAAAATTATAGATTAACCTAATAACCAAGTTAGATTTTCCGATTCACCATTTCCTAAATCCATATCGTATGGATTTTTACTAAGATGGTTTTGCGTATACACTCCTTCGTGTCTAGCTATGTGGGATGCTCCTAACATATTTTTTGTAAGGTCAACTCCTTCTTGCTTTAAACGAAGTGCAGTATTTCTTACCCATAATCCGATTGCTAATGCCATTGTAAGGTCATCATTATAACCCTTCATAGCTTCCGCTCTGCCACCATTCCAAATGAATGTAAATAGTTCATCTATCAATCTTACTGAACGAATTAGAATATCTTTATTTTGAATATAGGAATCAAGTGATGAAATAATTAACGGTCTGGTCTTTGCTGTTGTTGAGAATCCTGCAACCATTTGCCTTTCGTCTCTATAAAATTTATTACTCATTTGCCTTTCAACATCAATATATTTAAGGTCATTACTCATATAAAATAAGTTTCCATATCCTCTATCTATAACCTGTTGAATTGTTGCCCAGCCTACATTTGAATTTTCTACCACAAGTAAAGCATTATTATATTCGGTTGCCAATGCCGTTAAGAAATTTCCAAAATCTTTTGTTTCAATTTTGCCTCTATATTCTGCTACTTGAGAGCTATCCATAATATCAATAACCTGCGCAGTTGAGTAATCGGAACTATCACCACGTGCAACGTCCGCTACAACCATATATTGACGGTTATAGTTTGGATGCTCCCATACCCAAAGGTTTCCATCGAATCCACGCTTTTCAATAGGGTCAACTACATATGTATCTTTGTACCATAGTAATAATTGTGGGTCTATTACCGTATCACCGGAACTTACAAAGTCACAATCACATTCTTGAGCTGCTCCTTTAATTCCCAAAATACGGGTTTGTTCATCACGCCAATCTTGATTTCTTTCTGGATGACATGTCCAATGCAGTTTTATATTGTGGAAACCGTTTGCTCCACTTTCACCATCAACCCACATTTTATGAAACCAATTACCAACACCATTTGGAGTAGATAATACGATTGCAGCACCACCCGTAGATAATGTTGATTGTGCTGATAACCAGATTTCATCAATATCTCTAATGAAAGCTGCTTCATCCACAACCAATAGTGATAGTGCTTCGGAACGTCCGGCATCAGGTGAAGATGCGATTGCTTTACATTGAGAACCATTCTTTAATTTAAGCGATAGTTTGTTATCTTCAACTGAACTATTGCCGCCATCTCTTAACCATATTGGTAAAAGGTCATGCATAACTCTAACTTTCTCAACTAAGTTCTTTGCCACTGTTACTTTTGTTGCGATAACGAGTGCATTAAAGTCCTGATTAAATAACATTTTCCAAAGAATATATCCTGCGGAAAGCGTTGAAAGTCCTAATTGGCGTGATTTAAGTATAATGTTAAAACGATTATTCTTAAAATCGTTCATACAATCTTCTTGAAACGAATAAAGGTGGAATGGTATCTTACCACGAGTCGGGTGTTGAATAACGCAGTATTTTTTCATAAAGTAAACGGGGTCGGCCGCACATTTACGATATTCTTCTGCTATTATTTCTTTGAGTGTCTTTTTTGGTTGTCCTTGTACTGACATAAATTGATTATTTTAGTAAGAATGCAACTAGTCCCAAAGCACCAATAAGACCATAGTTAGCCCAACGCAATAATTTACCTTTTACTTTTTCATTTTTCAAATCTATTTCAATTTTATTTGTATAGGTTTGTAATGTAGTAAATTTATCACGTTCAAATCTTATTATGGTATCATAGTTTGCTTCTTTTTGTTTGTATGTTCCAATAATAGAATCTTTAATTGCTACCTTTTTTTCGGTAGAATCAAGTTGTTCTTCGGTTAATTTTAGTAATGATTTTGCAGAGTCTCCGCTCAGAAGGTCTTTAATTATAAGTTTTACAATCGGTGTTGGAAAACATTTATTGGCCGGTATAGTATCGTTTTGTGAAAAAGCTGTCAAGTTGATTGCCATTATAGTTATCAACATTATTAATTGTTTCATGGTATATCTCTTTTATTGTTTCTTTCTGATTTTTAATTCTATCAATTCCTTTATCCAATTCAGTTATTTGATTATTAAAATTGTTTATGTTACTATCTAATTTTTTCTGAGCTTCCTCCAATACTTTTATGGTATTATTTAATGAATCTATTTTTTTATAAGTTTGTTCGGCTAACTCCGAATTTGGTGTTAATACAAAAAATATCCAATAGGCAACAAACAATATAGCTATACCAATTAATATGGGTTTTATTGATTTCATTTTTTTACAATTTCAGGATGACCCAATTCAACTAACTTTTTTTCTAGTTTAGTTTTTCTGGTTTTAAGTAATTTAATTGCTTTTTTTGTATTATCAATATCGTTTTGTATATCCGATTTTACTTTCTCAATATCAATATCCCACTCCCATTTAGATACAGTACCATCTTCGTTTACCTGTTCATATGCACGTTTGATATCCGTAATAGCATCCGTATATTTTTGATTCAATTCGTATGCTACGGAAAGTTTATTACAAGTCAATTTATAATCTTCATAGAAAGGCCAAGTACCATCATTTCTCAATTCGGTTTCGTAGCTTTGAAGACATGTAAAACACATTCCGGTTTTAGCTATCAACTTTTTATCAATGTGGTCGTATTTATCGGTGTGGCATTCTTTAGCAGAACAATTTGTAATTGTTTTTAGATATTCACGAAGGTCATCAAACTTTGTTACTGATATTTTATAACCATCTCGTTGTTGCCAAGTTTTTCCGTCCTTATCAGTCCAAATATCGCCTACGTTTCTATCTGGCTCAACTTCACCCTCATATCCAAATGTTTGCTGCGTATTATCTTCTCTACCAAATACCGTATCAATAATTTTTTTACGAGATTTATGAATGTACTTGTTTTCTTGTTCCCAACTTGTTCTTTTTTCCATACTATTATTTTTATAACTGTTTTTAATATATATCAAATTATTCGTAGAAAATACCTAATAGTTGATTAAGCGGTGCGAATGTTCCGGTTAGCTTATACGTTTTTCCACCATAAAAAAATACCAAACCTTCACTTGCTACTATATTAGATACTCCACCTAATTTATTTAATCTTTCCAATTCGCTTTTGAATTTTTGTATTTGAGCAGGATTTCCAGCCGTTCTTACTTTTTCTGCTACATCTTTCAATCGGTCTTTCATATTACGAATTGCCGAATCAGGATGAACAGTTAATACCGAACTTACAAAAGAAAGTATATCTGCTCCCACTCCTAAAAATATTTCTTCAAATGGTTGCATATTTTCTTTTTGCTGCTTTGCTACATTTATCTTATCCGTATCAATAGCCCATTTTACAATTTCTTCATTTGATATAGTATTCAATCGGAATGATTTATCACCAAATGCCCATCTTTTTACTAATGACTCCTTTGTAATTTTATCAACTTTAGATGGTGCGTTTTTATCTATATAATCCTCCCACCAACTTTGATGATATAGTGCAACCGTATCGTTATCTGCCAAACCAAATTCAGTTTGTAGTTTTGAAAGTTTTGAAAGGTATTTTCCTTTAAGAGAGCTAAGATTTTGATTTTTAGGAATCGATGTTATTGGTGGTCCTTGTATTGTATACTTACTCTGTACATCCGCATTAATTTGTTTAATCATTCCTGCCAATGTACGTGCCGCCGATTGGTCTGCTCCAATTGCTTTACCCGTTTCATCATAACAAGTTGTATTATGAAATACCAACAAAGCCTGTCCATATGGAATTACATTAACCGATGTAGGCCAGATTACTTCTATATTCATAAAACATTTACCTTCATTAAATACTTTATCACGTTGGCCTTTTGAGAGGCTTTGTATTGCCGCAGAAAGGTCTTTCATTGCGTAATTATATGCATCTGTCAATCCACCACGCCCTGCAAACTTACTTGCAACATCTTCAATACCCATTGCGGCTTCTCCTGCGTTTTGCAAATGTCCTTTATTACGTGCTGCAATTAATCTGCCGTTTTTCCAACTTATTGCCAAAGCCTGTCCATCGGTTTTTTCTCTTACCACTCCCAAATCACCATCTAGGGCTTTTGAAATAATATCTTTAAGTTGTCCAAATGTTAATTCCATATCATCAAATGGATGCGACATGTGCCCATATGCTCCGCCTTCTAAAAGTAGTTGATTCCATTCTTCAATATTTTCTTTTATTACTTTTGGTTTTGTGTATTTGAATATATTAATTTGGTCGCCAACTGCAGGTGGTGGTGCGTATGCCTGTGGTCGTGAATTAAATGGGTACATTTCCCATTTTTCTTTTTTCTCATTTGTATAATCTTCCCCTTTAATCGGGTGAATCCATCTTTTGCCTGGACCATTTTCTTCTTTTGGATTTTTAGATGGCATCACTACACCTTTCTTTTTTTGCGGATAACTATCCGATGTGTGTCCTATTACTTTATATCCAACTATTTCAGCGTGGGTTTGTGCACGGTCATCGAACCGTTCCCATTTATCCGTATATGGTGAACGATAACTTTGGTCATCTTGCATTGCACCACCCATTACATTGGCTTCATTTACCGTACGAAATGTAGTTGCTTGCCTACCATTTATAGTTGGCATTCCGTGCTGGTCCTTTCCTATATCTTTAACTTTTACTTTTTTATTTTTGAATTTACCCATACGAATTTCATCACCTGGGTTTACATCGATATTAATATCTTCCATATTTGATAAATCCGTATAATCATTTTCATTATCATCTACCCAACGCTTAGCTCCTCCACCATACCAACCACCTTCTGCTCCACCATAAACCTCTTTTGCTATTTCATTAAATGGCGATATACCAAGCCTATCTTCAACATATTCAATATCTTCTTTTTCCATTTCCATTAAACCCTGTACGATTTCTTTAACCTTAGAAAATTTTTCTCCGGTTACTAACATAGAAACTAATTGTTTGGCTCTAGCGCTTCCATTTTTATAGTAATCAAATACTGCTTTGAAATGTATATCATTGCGACCCATTTCAGTAATTACTTTTGTCTTTTGTGGGTTTTTATTAAATTTTGTAATTGGGCCCGTTTGACGAGGTAAATTATTCGCAACATATGTCACAGTTAATTTATTTTGGTCTTCATCACCAAAAATAGCATCGGCTTTCGGAAACTCTAATTGAATATACCCACCATTTGTATACCATCTATCCGAATTATTATAACCATCTCTAGCTCCCAATTTTCTAGCCGTACCTTTTGGTAAAAAAGCACCATCAGGTCGGTCCTCAGAACCGTTGCCACCACTCATATTACTAACTTCGTTTAGAACTAATCCTTCTAAATATATTTCTTTATTTATTTTTCCATAATCACGAAGTAATATTCCTGCTACCGCATTTGCTTGATTTTCTATTGGTGAGCCGGTTTCGCCTGCTGTATTACGGTCTTTTATGAATCCCATTTCATCTTGCTTACGATGTACTAGCTCATGTGCAATAGTACGGCAAATATCCGCAGTCATTCTTTTAGGT